TGAACTATTTGTCATATTCTCTGCTGAGATTGTACCTCCTGCTCGTGTAAACGCTGCATGGCCTGAACATTGTATAGCTCCAGCCGTGTGTGTACAAGATATGCTGCCACCACCTATAGCAAAGAGGCCATGTTTAAGGTCGGCTGCAGTCTCACTGCCTAGCACAACCTGACAATCTAAAACAAAGCTCAGTACAGGGCTTTTCCCGTCTTTTTTTGCTCCTATAACAGGGTAACTTGTAATACCATAATCTGCTACACTAAACTCTGTAGTTAACGCTGCTCTATCCACTAAGTGCTTTCCATTTTCGTATCCTGCCCCCGTTGTGCTTCTACTTGTTAGAGTTATGTACGATAAATCTATACCATTCACAAATATTTGTTCTGCTATAACATAGCCATTTGCCAGACTTACTTCACACCGTACACCATTTTTTACATATAGATGTCTAAAGCCACTTAAGTATTTTAGTGCTAGGTTTATAGTTTCGTAATCTTCGGGCACTCGTACTACTATTCCTGTGCTTCGTGCTACGGTAGGTTGAAAGTTTAGTGTTGGTACTGGCACTATTGGGCTTGACGTAAGATTTAATACACCTGCTTTGGTTTGATTACCTGTAAGTTTAACCACCGCAGAATCATTTGCTTTACTGACATCACTTGGATGTACATGGTCTTGTCTAGCAACCGTCGTACTTACCCCTGTACCTGCTACACCATCCATAGGAGATGGTGTAGCGGCTAACGCTGTGATAGCGTTAAAGCTGCTTCCAGTAGCTACTCCTATGTTTGGGGTTACTAATGTTGGAGCAGTATTCAGTACAACACTACCTGTTCCTGTACTAGTAGTTGCACCTGTACCACCTCGTGCTACGCCCAACGTTCCAGTGGTTACTTTGGAGGCATCTATATTTGGTAGGTCTTCAGCACTTAGCATACCTCCGACTGTTACCAAACCTTTAGTATCATACGTAATCTTTGTAGCAGTTCCGGCTGTTATGGGTGCATTCTCATCTACCTTAGTATCCTGTAGTGCTTTGCCCTGAGCAGCTGTTAATGCCTTGGTAGTACTAGTACTAGTAAGTGTGTTGTTTAGCTGAACATACCCACTTTGCGTAGTACTTGCTATATATATAGGATTACTGAATCTTATGAGCAATCTTCCTTGTGTTACGTGGCTACGCATAACTAGTGCACATGCTTGGTAAGCCCCGCTAGTTGGTTGCACGTTTGTTAGTCCACCACCATTGGACGGGTACAGTATAGTCCCTTCTGCCCAGGCACTAGTGTTCACATAATCCTCAGTCAGCCCTGAGTTCGTAGTTAGCCCGATGGAATTAGTGGGCATATCTGCACGTGTAATGCCAAGCGCGATTTGAGTCGTTGTATCTGCTATAGGTTCTACTTCTAGATAGTCAGTACCTGGTTGGGTAGCTGTTGCTGTTATAACAGTCCCTCTTGGGATAGTGCTCCCACTCTCATTTCTAACTTTATAGTACATGTGGTTAGCACCTACGCTATTAGTTATACTATCTATAGTCTTATTAGTAAACGTATTTATAGCGCTATCTGTATACTGCCTAGTATTCCATATAACCCCATCGTAGTAGTGCTCTTGCAATGTCACAGTATTGAAATAGTAGTCTCCCACACTAAGCAACGGATGTGTAAGTATTGTAGGCTCAATAGCTAACGGCCCAAGATTAGTAGCATTATAATGGTCTATGTTTGTTAATGCTTTATCTAAATCCCCATTAGTTATCCTATTAGCCACTAAAGGTATATCTGCACTTATAGTGCCATCTATATTGGTTGCTACTATCGTCACATTATCCATACCTGTAGATGTAATAACTATATTACTATCTACTCCTAATGCTAAATCATTTGCTACAGTATTAATACTAGCTATATTATCTGCTGCTATATTTACATCAAGTATGTTGTTACTTACTACTCCTACGTCTAGTAAGTTTTCGCCAACTGCATGCACGTTAGCAATGCTCCCTGCTACCAGATTTACATCTATAGAATTCAGTGCAACTGTGTTTACGACATCAATATTATCAATTACAGACTGTATATCTGCTATGTTGTTAGTGATCGCCATACCAGATGTGACCATTGTGTCCATATTCATAACTAATGAGGGTATGACATTGTATGGGTTGAGTATATCTGCATCTACAGTATACAACTGCGACCCATCTATTTTAATCTCTAACGTAAACCCATTAATTAGATAGCGAGTATCATCTGTAGCCCCAGCAACTTTAATAGTTATTAATTGTAATGCACCAACAGCAGAACTTTCCACTGTTACAGTTGGGTATGATGCTTCTATAGTTGTTTTAATAGATGCTATAAATGCCTCGATAGTTGCTAGGGTTACCGTGTCATCTGCCAAGACCACAGGGTGTATCAACTTATCTGTATCATCATATAAATTAAGTGTAGCGGTACATGAGTATACCTTACCAGTCTGCATAGATATATTATTTTTTACTAAACTAAACGCTTTACCATACGAGTGGTCTAGCCCAGCCAAGTAGTTTACACTATCCGTAAATTGTTTTCCTATCATCCTTGTAACCCTCCGAGGTATGTATCTAGTTCAATTATGTCTTCTGACTCATTCCCAGTTATACCATCTGTTAGTAATAATATATACTTATCAAATACTACGCGTTGTGGTTTACTGAAGTTGGCTATCTTATTCTCCGCTAATGACTGTTGAATTAGTGTTATGAAATTCTCATTCCATGTGTAGAAACCTGCACCAAGTATGGCATCTTCTCTAAAATATGCTTCTTCCGCATGTAGTAACTCTTTAGCAAACGCTATACCGTCATCAATAGTAAGCTCACGCTCGGAACTATTATCATTAAGCGTAGTGAGTTGGGCTAGTGTCATATGTACCGTCTCCTTGGTCTTTAATTGTTTCTAGTATTTCAAAGACTTTACTATTGTAATTACGTATAAGTCTTTTTGCTTCAGTGAAATGCACACTACTCTTTTTCTCGCTCATATAGCTGGCCATAAAACGTGCAACCGCGAAGCATAGCTCATTATCAAGATCTAATTCATCTTCGTCTGTTGTAGGTAATTCTGGCATTCTAACAACATACTTACCTTGTGCTAATCGAAAGATATTACCGGTTCTATTTAATGTCATGAGATGTAGTGCATCTGCATGTGCGATAACATCACTAAACGCCATTTCTAGTAAGCCTAAAACAGCCTCAGGATCTTCAGTTAAAGTATTATCAGCAGTTAGTAGTCCATTAGTAGTTGCTTTAAGTCGTTTTAGTGTCATGCTACATTCCTATTTATTTACATAGTATAGTACACTAACTATCCTTTACTACACCTTAGTATCCAGCATACCCATTAACCTCTTGCGTATCTTCCTCCTCAAATCCCCACATTTGATGGGCGCTTGTTTTATGCATAGCGACTACAACTTTAGCTGGTAATATAACTTCCATATGTGGTAGCATGCTTACACAGTCCAGCCCATCGTCGTGTGTGCTAGTGATTGCCTCCCACGTCACGTATCCTAGTTCCTCTAGCAGTTCAGCCATATCTGGACTATCTTGTAGCTCTTCACAGAGGAACATCTTACCAGTTTGGAATAGTGGATGTACTCGCATAAATTGCTCATGCTTCTTACCACCCGCTCGCCGTCTGCTAATGCCCTCGCTACCGAATGGTTGCCCAATCTGTCTAGCGAATGTGAAGTATGTATTTTTTTCAATCATCATCTTCTTTAACACGTGTAAATTAATCTGCTGCTGTCCGTCTATCTCTACGCCAACAGTAACTTGCCTACCGTGCCTACCACCCCATTTAGTAACCATATGGAATAACGGCTCATATTGCTCCGAAATACCTAACTTCTTTAAGCTCATATCTAATAGGAACCAATCACCTCCACTACTTAGTGCCCAAACGAATGTACCACTAAAGTCGCCTTTCTTACTATTACTAGCCGTGAAGTCAGTTGTTATGTATATGTTGTAGTTATTTAAATTCTTCTCAAGCAGTTTCCGACTGACCCACTGTATCTGTCCATCTTTGATTAGCTTACTACCTTCATCTGCAATCCTAAGCATTAGCTCCTGGTTAAATCCACGTAGTGTATCAGTACCTACTGAGTCCTCATATCTTTCCATTACTCTATCATAACTATGTGCTTCTTCCCATGCACCCCTATATAGCTCACGGGGCATACCTGAGTATATCTTTTCGCATATAGGTAAACATATTGGTGTCCATACTCCACTTTCTAGTGCTTTATATACTGGATCACGTTTGTTAAACGGAGTGTTGATGATAACTACCTTACCTTTCATTGACCCTAGCGCATTCTCTGCATCTAGATATATCATACTCTGTAACTTAGCCATAATTACATCTGAATTAGCGTCTGCTTCATTCTTGATGATGTCATCAAATAGTATCATACCTGGACGCTCAGTCTTGTAACGAATACCACGCACTGATCCTCCTGCAGCTCCCTTTACTTTATACATGAATGCCCGCTTTCGCACTTTCTCTGGACCCTTTCTTATAAACTCGCACTCTTCGTCAGTGAATCTCATCTTCTCGAAGTACTCCTTGCAGAAGGCGCTATCTTCGCATATATCACGTATGGTGTTAGCTTGTACTTTAGCCCCCGCTTGTTGACTATCACCAAATCCTACCATGAACATCAAGCTACCAAAGTTTGGTACCTTACCTGTTATAGCCACATATATCGGGAAGAACGCTGTAACTATTGTCGATTTTGCACTACCTCTGGCCGCAATGATTGCCACCTTTCTGCTATTAATCCTAAGCTTATCTTGTATCTCTTTGCTGTACGGGTACTGATTTCTTTCTATATTCCCAAACAGTAAATCTACTAGGAAATAATGCATTAAGCTATTATTAACTTCTGGGTCTTCCCCGAGTACTAATCTAATTATATTGAAGAACTCTATAGCCTCTTTACTTGGTATGTATCCATTGAACGTCAAGTCGATTGAATCTAGTGCCTTATCCACACTGAACTCATACTCCTTTCTACCTGGCAGCTTTCTCACTACTGGTACATCTGGTACTGTGTCCTTACCCTCTGCTACAGCTACTTCATATTCCTGCCAATTCTTGTATGGTATACTATCCTCATCACCTGTTACGCCAGGCAGTTCATCCCATAGTTCTAGTTCTGTTTTCTCAGCCATTACTCAATCTCCGCTTCTAGGATTTTATCGGTGCTTACACCAATCCTTTGAATCTCACCTATACTCCTACCAGACCTCAATGCAGCTAACTGCAGCTCACTATTCATTGCTAGCTGTTCGAACAGTCCTTGCTGTATCTTCGTAGCGTCATCTGTCATACCTATCTTGAGTGTTACACTATTATCCTCTGGCATTTTAGTTGCATCACGGAGTGCTATAGCAGCATTCATCTGCACAGTGGGGCTTACCCTATCATCAGCTTTAGCACCTATGCCATTGCTCAAGTCAAATAACTTCTTTAACATAGCATTATGTATGGGAGCATGTGATATATATACTGGAACTAGTATTAACTTTTGTACAGCTACAACCGTTTTAGTTCCAGCATACATAGATGCGAATGAGTCTACTGTTGCACCTCTATCCTCTATCTCTTTAGCTTTCTCCGGGAACACTATAGAGAATGCTTTAGCAGCTCCCATCTTTGGAAGCATACGTAAGTTCACGAACTTTATAGCATTGGATAGTGTCTCAATCCCTACCCCACCTGTAAGTAAGTGGGTGTATGAGTATAACTGCTCACTGAATAGCTCCTTACTCATACCTGTGTCATTCTCGACATTATTTAGCATAGTTAGTATTTCATCGGTTATCTTACCACTAAACCCCTTCGGCATATGTTTAACTAGTGTCTCTCTATCCAACGGTATACCATCTGTAACAGGATAATTCGCCATATCTTTTGCTTTTATTTCACTCATTTAGTGCTTCCTACATATTATTTTTATGTAGTATACCATATTTATATTGAAGTCGTATTGAAGTATTCGCCATTACCACTCTAACAGCTCATCATTTTCTACTATATCATTACTATTGAATAGCTCTGTATTGTATACTCTAAGTACATCTTCAGCTCCACATTTGTATACCTCTGTGCTACCATCAAATGTCCTGCATCTTATGTACCTATACTCAGATAACTGATTATGTACTCGTTTCTCTACTTGGTAGTAGTTTGCGCATCGCTCTTCCTTAAGTAACCTAACCAGAGGGAAGTATCCATATTCCTTCTCCATACCAGCTATCAATTGTAATACCCTATACCTCGCACTATTAGCTGTTGCACCAACCTTATACACTATGTCGTCTCCTAATGTAATTTCTATTAGGTAAACAGTTCCATTCTCTCTAATTTTATGTTGTTTTCGTTTGGGAAGCATTTGGGGAACCTTATACTGGAAAACCCCCTCGTTGGCACATTGTAAAGAGGTGGAGGAGGTGTGTTTACTTAGTTACTTTTTCGGTTTAGGAGATTTAGACTTACAAGCCATCGTAACTCCCTGTATTGTTTAAGTGTAGTAGTATACTACATTACACTTAAACAATACCTTACTTAGTCATTGAATATCTTAGCAACGAACTTAGCTAGCTCTGATCGGTAGATATTCGCAAGTTTGATATAACACATCTCTGGTGACTTACCTAAATGCCTTAGGAGTACTTTAAACCCCTCGTGACCACGGTTGAGTGAGTATACCTGTCCTACGGTATCTCCCATAAGCACAACCTTAGAGCCTTCAGCTATACGAGATAGTATCAACTTTAAGCTATCTTCACTTAGTTTCTGGGACTCATCCACAAGCAGTATGCTATTATGTAAACTCATACCTTGCATCTCATCAATCTCAACTACACTAAAGTTACTTCGCCACGCCTTCTCAGAAGGAGTTTCTTCCTCCTCGTCTGGATTCTTAATCTTTCTGTTTTCCTTAACTCTTTTAGGGTCTAGTAAGAACTTCAAGTTCGACTTAAACCCTGATAAGTGACCTGATAACTTATCTTCGCTACTGCCGGGCTTGTACCCAGTGTATAGGCTCTTATTAACTGACTCCGGTGATGCTGTTACGAACACTTGGTCGTAGTGTTGGTACCTTTTCTCACCTTGTGTAGTGGCCAATGCCGCCATCATACTGAGCATAGTCTTACCAGTCCCTAATACACCGTCTACCACTACTAAAGGGCATGTTGTATCAAACACAGCATCTAGCACACACATTTGCATAGTATCCAATGGTTGTACGCCGCACACCCCAGCACTGGTGTATGGTGACATTTTTTGTGATATGCGAACCACTTTACTAACACTTTCCCCGTTAACTATGTCTATTTTAGTTTTCCATATATCAGGAAGTTCTGTCCCATCGCACACTATACAGTATTCATTGATGCCCAGCACTATAGACATAGTTGTTTCGAACTCTGCCTGTGGCATCTCTTTCAGTGTTCGTAATGTCTTAATGTACTCATCATTTATAGTTACTTCTTTATACCCTGTATACCCATAGTCTATAGCTGCCTCAGCATCCATATCTGATAAGGGTATACTTAAAGCCATAGCTATAACTGTGGCGTTTATATCCTCACTCAGAAAGTTAGCACCACTATTGTATGTATCAAGTAATATACATTCATCTGGTGAATCACCCAGTTCAGTTAGTGTTGGCACGTTGAGGATCTTTATCTTACCTGCAAGTAGCTGTACCTTTACGTTCTTGATAGCTGTTTGAGCACTACGCTTTAAATCTGGGTTACGTTTCAGCTTATCCAGTTCTCTGAGTACCTGGAAGCTAATTACGAACTCCTTAGTAGTATCGAATAGGATACTACTATCATTAATAAGTATATTTGTATCCACGGATATCTTAGACATTACACAACCTTATCTATAGCTCTTTTAGCTAATTTATTATCCCAACGTGCTCGAATATCTTGCTCATTCAACCATATCTCTTTATCGTTAGATGACACTCTTTTCATCTCTGCAGGTGTAAGGAAGTCTTTATACACTTCTTTAACCACCTTTGTGAATTCTGGGTCTATAAAGTCTACGTATGTCTTAACTTGGTTTCCTGTACCTTGTGCGCCATGATTATAGTTATGGCACATCATAGTAGAAAATCTACCTACAATCAGCTCATCACAGTACATCGCTATCATTGTAGCAGCGCTTGACGCATTGCCTGTTATCCTACCAATTATCTTAGCCTTTGAATTAATCATACTATTGATTACCATGAACGCAGAATCGGATAGCCCACCAGGCGAGTTGATTAGCAAGTGCACTACATCTGTTTCTAGTGCATTCTCTAGTAAGTAACATGTTTTGTTGTATTCACTTGGTGAGACTATTTCTTCTGTGAGGTGTATATAGTAGTTGTTGTCTTTCTGGAGGATGGGAACGTATTCTTCCCAAATTGAGTCTATCTCTGGTCTTTCCGGTTCTAGTACAAGTTTCATCTATGTCCTTTATGGTGTGGTATGAATTTACTTTATAAGTGTACATAACACAACCTTAAACCAACTAAAGGTAGCCATTAGTTCACATGAACCAAACGAGTTGTAGCACAACTACTTCTGCCATACCGTATAAATAGTCCGGCATACCCACTTATTGTATTCTATTTGTATAGTTATATACTGCAATTGCACATTGTTTTTCATATGGGAGAGCTATTTCATCTAGCTTACCTAAAACCTCATCAGCACTCAACACACATTTTTTACTAACTACTTAAGCTAGCATCCTGAATAAACTCTTCTATAGCATCGTTTAGTACATCATACTTGTCTTTCATATTTTAACCTTTTTGTTTACTGTACTGAATTATATCATAATTATTTATAGGTGCCCATTAAGTGTGGATGGCAAGCTGCGAACTGGCTAGTACTTCTACTTAGTTGGCTTACTCAGCATATATGGTGGAGAATAGCGGGATCGAACCGCTGACCTCCTGCGTGCAAGGCAGGCGCTCTCCCAGCTGAGCTAATTCCCCGTTGGTTGTGGCAACAGGGTTTGAACCTGTATATCGAAGCGTATGAAACTCCTGAGTTACCAGTACTCTATGCCGCATTACTTGTTTGTTTTCTGTAAGTAGTTTGATTGGGTGTGCTTCCAAAGAAGCTACTTTCCAGTAGCTCTTCGGAGTGAAGAATTGCTTTATAGTGTAGTACCCTGGAAATAAAAGGTACTATAACTCATACTATGTGTTACTGCTGTAGCAATAGGCTTTACACCATTAATTGCCATAGTACTCTCCTCTTTTATTTATAAGCAATATTGCACTACCACTTAACTTAACCTATTATTAATCGTATGCTTCCCATACTATTCCACCATCGCTACTCATTAGAAACTCTATAGTGTCTACTATTTCAAATTGGTTGTTATTGAGGAATGCGACTAGCTCATCAGCGCTCTCCTCAATGTGCCATGGATGTAAGTTATCCACTCTATTAGGAAATGGTACTCTGGGAACTCTGCTGGTATGTGTGTTTTGCACCCTACAAACATACCTAATCTCTCCTTCTATCTAGTAGCACCTTCGTATTGTTAACTAACTTACCCACTACTTTCTAGGTCCTCATAGACACATAAGCACATGTAGCATTAGTTATTATTAGATCTCTCCAGCGATAATACATCCTCATGTTTTACATGTTTATAGTTAGCATACGTATCTGGTATTCTACAGAACTTACCATCTTTCTTGAACGTTACATTTATACCCAACTCGTTATCAGGTACTAGCTTACCACATGCTTCATCATACTCATCCAGCAGTACTACAAACCTATCCTGCCCATCTGTTGGCATACCCATTAGCAGTGTACGTGGAATTACTAGGAAGCTGACATACGTTAGTTCAAATGCTTCATTTACAGCTCCGCCTCGTCTTCTGTATCTTTCTTCTACCTTATTACTCATTATAGTTCTCCTGTACGTTATCGTGGCATGATAATGTATATTTACTTACGTTACACATAATTATCACGTATAGATGAGATATGAGATGTTGAGGGGTATATACGATGGATCGTTAGGCAGGTCGAATGGGTATCGAATGTTACGGGAAACCAAATTTTTTTGTGAGGTGTTAGTATTCTACACAATTACACATCAGCAAAACATCCACCCCCCCTATCAGCTGACTACTTACCATCCTTTTTTCTCAGCCATCCGTCTCATTAACTACTGTCGCATCAGCTCACTATACATACTGCCACAGTATCATCTCATCCATCAGCGGCTGACTCTCCTCTCATGCTTCCATTCAAGTAAGGATCAACAATACCTATATAGCATAAGCTAACACTGCAAGGAGTACAATACGGTAATCACTACTATCACTAGAGACGAAGCAATCGTACTCTACAAAACTGCTACACAAGCTATGAGATGTAACACAACAGGCACAGTAATATTTGAAACAGACAACAGCCTCGTCAGATGCATCCCACTCACTAAGCGTTACACACGCACAAACCGTAAGGAATGGAATCACGACCTAGTTACATCGCCTGCTACTACATTCAACCACACCATACTTAGACGTAATGGCAACCATCTCTACTAATGTATTTCCATTCAACGAGGAAGCATTACGCTCAATTACATCACAAGGAATCAATCATGACATGCATTATAATTGACGGAGTATTATTAACTCCATCAGAAACAGCAGAGTATTTAGCTAACCGCTAAGCAAAGCTACAACCCTAGTTGCCTTCGGGCTTACCCACTCTACACATCTCAAAGGAGGACATCATGTCTACTTACCAACGACCTGCATACTATAAAACACAATCAAAAGCATCAGCTAAACCACAACAGACACACGCTACTCAAACTACACTGCCGACATATGAGCAGTTTGCAGACACTACTACATTAGTTGTATCATTTTGGGCAGAAACCAAACTATTCAGCACCAAAGCTGACAAGCAACAGCTTCTTATCATTGACAGCTTACAAGCATTCAAAGCTATCATCAATACTAAATACCATCTGATTACTGGTATAGCTACGGAACCAACAACAATAGAAGCTATATTCGGTACTGACTTTGCTAAAGATGTAACCGCAGCAGCTATGCAGGAACTACTAACAGGGTATAAGGCATACTAGCATGCAAACTACCTTTACAGTCCTACTCACAGTAGCCATACCTCTACTACTCGCAGTAATCATTATAAACATATCGGCACTATGGCGGGATCAAGACCCGTTTTAGTTGTCTCTACTAATGTACTTCCATCTAAGTAGGTATTAATTACCCAATCAACTCTATACTACAAGTCCTATACAGGCAAAAGGAATTTACCATGGCGAAACTATTCAAAGAAATCAGCACTTCAATTAGTGCAACATTCGGCGCAGCAACAGCGGTTGTAACAGGGGTAAGTAACATTATTACAACAATAGCAGACTCATCTGCAGACTCAATAAAACCAACTATGAAGATAGTTTCAGATATAGCAACTACAGGTAGTGAGTACACTGAAGACATTCTTGCAGAAGCAAAAGCAGATAACAAAATCAATGCAGCATTACGTTCCTTCAAATTGAGTGCATTCGAAGAAGCTATGGAGGATGCTACAACGCAACAGAAGCTCAAAGCTAAAGCTCAATTAGATATTATGGATCGTCTATTCGACTAAGCCCATACACAACTACCGTGGTTAGTTTAACAAAACTATCCTCCTGACCTGGATAGTGCTAGCAGGTAGTAACATTAGCAGAGTTAGTCCCTCTGCTTTCATTTACACACACGGAACAAAGGACGGCTTGGAAGGGGATGAACTATCTACCTCGCCAACAGTACTTCCATTTAGTGGGGAACTACTAGCTCGTAATAAACACAACAAAGGACGCACCATGGGACACGCAATACTAATACTAAGTATAATACTGCCTACAGCTTTGTGGGGGTTACACTATAACAAATATCTGATGGCGGGTGATTGTAGCGCCTATAAACATAGGTATACGCTATACACTATCAGGAGACAAGCATAATGGAAATATTTATTACACTATCAGTTATCTACTGCGTATATGCATGGATTGTAGCAGATGTTGGACCAGATAGACGACCATAGTTGTTCGGTTATATAGATATCTAGGAAAATACTTGAAGCAAGCAGGGAGTTTGAGAGAGGTTTTATGTACTCTATTTCGGAACTTAAACGTATCTAATTTAGGCACGCCTTTACACACTTTCTGCTAACTTCTGCAGTATGTATGAACGCTCAGCATCACTCAATGCTTTCATAGTAGCTAATAAGCCATCAGCTAATACAGTACTAAATTGGGAAGTAGTCTCAGCAATGGTATCTAACTTAACAGTAGCTTGTAGTTTAACAGCATCAGTAAACTGCTTATCTTTCAAGTACTTTAGTATTGCACCTAAGCTATCAGTTGGCTTAGCAAATTTACTAGTTGTACTCACATCAAATAATTTACCACTACGTAGATGTATTAGTATATCATTACGGCCTATCTTCTGTATAGCTAATGCTCGCTTAAGTTGGGCTAGAGTTGCTTGAGTTTGTACACATGCACCTTCTTGAGTTATACTGCCAGCATCATACACATCTAGTGCTTTCAACGCTAATTGAGTAGGTGTTAGATGCCGTCTCATCTCACTAGAAATTACTTCATCTTTCAACTGCGCCAGTGTCAGGTTATTAGGAAGTGTTACATATTCTATATACGCAATTCCCAATTGTTTCAATGCTTTTAGTCTATGACGACCATCTACAAGTTTACCTCTATACATTTTAACAGGTTCTTTTTGCCCATTTAATCGTATATCATTTAGTAGGCCTTGGAACTGCTCAGCAGTATGGAGCGGATGAAGAGCCGATACATTGTGTTCTAATACAGTGAGCACATTCGCTCTTCCTATTGTTTGCGTTCTCATGGGAACTCCTTATGTGTCTTTGAGCTAATTATACTTACTTTGAGCTAATCTGTCAAGAGCAAATAGCAAATCCAAGTAATAGCTGTATAATAAGGGGGATACAGTACAAAATAATAGCTCCATGGAGCTACTAATACTAAGTCTTTCGCTCTTGCGATTTCGCACAGTATATAGATAATAGAAGAAACAACAGCATGCCAGCATAACCCAAATCATCCAAATAACAAGGATACCCATGTTTATCTCAACAATCAATGCAGAAGCCAACGAATACCGCGCCTTATCATCAGATAACAAATCACTTTACAAAGGCTCAAAATCCGAATGTCAGGCATACATCTCCAACCACCCAAAGCTCAACATACCAACTCAAAATCCAATAACTTCAACCCACCTTCAAGGAGTACATCATGAACTACATTAGACACCTATGGTTACTATTAACCCAATCTCGTTATAGACAAATACACGCATACTATGCTCATATTCACTATGGTCATAGTAATCACACGCATACATTAGCCTTATGGGATAAACTACATACAAACTAGTTTTCCAGCCGCAACATGCTACTACGCATAAAAGGAATAACAATGCATATCAACAACCAATCCACAATAGAAGCGGACTTCTTTGAACCATCTGCATATGAAGCAGTTGAACAAGCAGCTAAGATACTTGCAGTTCATCTACATAATAGCCGCATATCTACAGATAGTCGTAGTACTATCGCCGAGCTGCATGATAAATGCCACCTACTATTAACTGAATTTGAATCATCAGTTAATAAATTATCTACAAAATCTCCTATACTTCATACTGATTGGAGATTGCCAACACTCAAAGAATTACTCACATTAGTAGACTACTCAAAACATAATACAGCAACTGAATTACTAGACAACATTTTTAGCACTTACTGGAGTTCTACTATCGTTGCGTGGAATGTCGACTTCGACGTTGGCTGCCCGTACGCCGACGATAAGACGAGTGAATACCTTGTACGTTGCGTACGAGAAACTCCTAAAGGCTTAGAATGGTCAGAATCTAGTACTACCAAAATGTCAGGGCATGAAGCATTTAAATATGCAAAAGAATTGGTAGCTCCTACCTACTACGCGTAAAGTAGCCTTTCTAATGCCCACTTATATACTTATTACCATAGGTTATAAACCATTAGTTCGTCCTGAAGCATATCGTTACTTCTTTGAAGTGCGAGGTGCCGACATCCACTGTATAGGCAGTAAAGAATTATGTGAATCATTCATTGATTTACTGTCATCCAAAGGAAATAGATGAAATGCATAATCAGTAGCTATATTAGCTATAATTTTTAAATTCAATCGTGCCGAAGTATGGTTAGCCAAACAGAAGCAAGATATATACGAAATGATGCAGGAATCAATACAAGAAGTACTTGGAACTAGTTTTCTTGGTACGCTTCATTCTTACTTATCAGATACATTATGGTATTTAGAAACACAATACCCTACTTCAGTAGGTACATGGCATATCTCAGGTAAACGAATTAAGTAACTATATCTACTAATGTATTTCCATCTAGTAGGATCTTATTTTATGCGCGTGCTGAAATGCCTCTAACCCACCAAATAAACCTTAAGGAACATACCATGGGAACAACATCCGATAACAAACCAACATTGCTAGAGCAACTAGCTAAAGCAAAACTAGACAGAGCAGTAGCACTCGAAGGTAAAATAGAAGAACGTAAACTCACCAATGAATTGAACTATGTACAATCAGACAGGTACCTTACAGACGAAATTGCTGCGCAAGATAATGCATCTCTAAAGCTAATCACAGACCCACTTGATGCTATCAGCAACAAACATTTTACTCGTTATGGTGAATTTAATTTTGGCCATCAAGCAAATGCACTCATAGGTGCTCTTCGTACTGTATTACTACAGAAGAAACTTGGTTTCGTTGCATTAGACGAAGCATGTCTTATGCACTCAGAACTTGGAGTATTCCGTGACTTAACAGATGAGCATGCTGTAGGCTTTGCAGATGCAATCGGTCGTAATACATACTTCGACAAACTCACAGGCACAATCATGCATGGGATAGGTGGAGATGCCGTTGAAACTAAAGCTATTCTCGAGAAACTATCTCGTGCACTTGGTTTAATCGACCCAGACTTCAGCCAAATCACACAAGCTAAATTTAACTTTATTGAAGAACGTAGCGTTATCAAAGCGCAACAGACTATGGAGGATAACTTACTTCTTACCCCATCTTCCAATAATGCAGATGCATCAATCGACGACACAGCCACATTTAAATCAGTGTAATCACTAGCTATCTGTAGGGTTTCGACCCTACTAAATCAAAGGAATAACATGAGTGCAATACCTAGCATTAATGGATTAAAAGCCAGAGTCGCATTTCGCATGCAAATACAAGAGGGCAAATTGCCAGTACCAGTAGAACTAGGAGAGTTCTCAGAAGTGGAAACAGCGTTATGGAAAGCGTTATGGAAAGCATACCTTAACAACGAGGGAGCAGTATCAACACCATATTGGTTTGACCGATTCAACGACCCACGTGCATTCAATCAGTTTATTAAACGTGCATCAGACGCAGGTTGGATTTACTCACTTGTTGTATCAGGCAGACATTGGGCAGAAATGTCTTTAGTAGAAACTAAGCTACTTGACTACTTAGACAAAGACGACCTTCTTGCTATTCGTAGAGACGCGAAGTTCGCAGATTACCGTATGGCATCTGACACTACTACGCGTAGTAGCAGAAAAACTCGTCAGAATGGTGCAACACGCAATACAGGGCTAATCCGCGATGGCTTTGCTAAAGCAGGTACAGCACCATTTAAATATGATACAGTTATGCTTCATAGATACTACGATACTATCATATCTAATACTATTAAAGGTATGATGAAGATAGCTGAAACCTATACGCTTATTGAAGACGGAGCTGATTACACTTCAATCAGCAAAGATATCATCGACTTTCACATGTATTCACCAGATGAGAGCTTTACACTTGGTGCTAATTACAATGATAGCAGGGGTAGAGCAATCAGTTCTAGCTTAGCACGTATCTTTAATCCAATAGGGTTTAAAGACGCTAGAGCACTACTTATTCAAGTCCCAGCTGTATCAGTTAAACCTGAAGACCTTATTGATACTAAATTTGCAGTATACCTATTCATTGCAGAATTACTTGGTATGAAGGAAGCTGATAACGAAGACGCTAAAGCATCATTTGGTTACTCATCATACGTAGCGCGTACATTACCAGAGCTTAATCTTTCAAACGAAGATGATCGTAAAGAACTACATGAGCTTATATGGCTAGAACGACTCTATGTAGAATTAGATGCATTAAATGCACATACGAGTATAGCACCATTTCAGTGGACAGTGCCTATAGAGCTCGATTTTGGGGCTTCAATGTTACAAATTGAAGGAGCCTTACTTAATGACCTTAATCTGCTTACAATTACAAACGCTATAGAAGGCCCAATTACAGACCCATGGAAAGTAGATAAACTTACTAGACCTATGGTTAAATTCGCAGCTACACCATACCTTTATGGTTCAAGTGCACCTGTTCGTGATTTATGGACTAAAAACAAAATTACAAACTATACAGCTGAGCAAGTTGGTATCATGAACTATGAACTAAACAGCGGAAAATACACATTAGCTAATCAGTTCAAGAACTTAATCATTGATAATGTACAACCACAAGAGAATATGACTGTTACCGTATGGAATGATACATTCAATATTGAATGTAATAGGTACCGTAGAGTAGGTGACTACACTAAACGCTATCCCATTTACTCTACGGACAGTAGCTCAGTTGAAGCAATTGCGCATACACATACATCATCAGTACCTGATTTAAATCAATTCAGACGATACTTTGCTACACTTTTAGTACATGGGGTTGATAGTCAAATTGCAGATTACGTAGCATTAAACAGTGAATGGTGTTTAACTATTCACGACGCATTCATTGTATCTCCAGTTCATGCACTACGTACACGCAGACTTGCAGCTAGTCAGCTAGAACTTGTAAATAAAAATCGTGAGTCTATCATTAATAACTATTTCAGAAGCATTAACATTAAACGTAATGCAATCAAAGAATGGAATGAGTTAATGGTTAATGTGACACCAGTCGTAGACTTTAAATGTGCTATGACTGCCCTTAAATAAGAAATAGCGCGCCTTCGGGTGTGTTATTCCTTTTTTTTTTTACACAATCACAATGTTATAAACAAGAAGTAAAGAAGAATGAAAATACTATAATAAAAGGTACCTTATGAATAAATAGTTACATATATA